GTTCTTACCAGCTATCACCCAAAATGCGGGGTAACAGCGCGAGCGACTACGTATTCACCTTTTTTTTCCTAAAGGGGAACTCAGAGTCAGAGGAACGTTCATCGGGCAGGAAATCTGTCCAATGTGAATCGATATAATCACCTCGCGCGTCCGACTTTTGCCATAGCGCGTAAGCAATTGCTTCAAACATCGGAGTCCGGTTCTTATACCGAAACTTCAGATACTTGAAGTCGATCCAACCTTGTTCAGTGTAACGCACCTGGGATATTCTCCCACGGGCGTAACACTTAGCAAGACGAAGTCCCTCGGGGCCACGAAGGCCCGAGTCCTCAGGGAATGCCGAAGGAACAACCTTAACCAAAGGTGTAACCTTAAGCAACCACGAAAAGAGAAGTTCAAAAGCTTTGGATTCGTAAAAGTAACCAACTCCTCCGACATACGAGCTGTATGTCTTTAAGAGAGAATTGGCCACAATATAAAACCAGGCCTCAAAACCGATCTTCGAAGTGGTGGTGGGCCCTTTAATAAAGAAGGGCCTAACAGCCCTGCCATGGTAGAAATCACCACCGCAGGATTCTCTGAACGATAACCCAGGGTTATAAAAAGATTTACCGGTATTAATGGTAAATCCTAACTGACCCAACACAAAGAATAGGTTGGGCACAGCTGACCTAGGGAGTATGATATCATCACCGAAGACAGATACTGCTTCCCTACTACTCGGATGAGTAAGTAGAGAGACAATCTTCCAAGGCTTGGTACCATAGTAACGCTGCCGTAGAGTAGTGAACTCCACAACAGAAACACTTATCGCCCAGAACACGAGCGTTTCGACCGGAAAGGTCGTCGCGTTCCCCATCGTGGCGAAAGACGCTACATCAATTGACTCACCAAGGACTTCCATGGTGGAGCATCGAGCAACATCTAACCAAGCGAACCATTTCGGTGAGAACAAATACCGAACTAGTTCGTAAGCAACGGAGTCACTAGCGTTACTGAGATCCACAGTAGCATCACTGCCACTGACAGAAGACCAGAACGCTAGCCACCGATGCTTATCGGGTAGTGTACGAACATCCAAACCGTGGGACTTAAGACGCTTATACATGACTTGCATGAGACCCTGCTGGATATACATATTTCCAGTGGGCTCTATACAAATCATACGTCGTTGATCCCATCGTTTTGGAACGGTAGTAGCTCGGGACCCATCCACTATTGTCGTCAACTCTGGTCTAAAAGGACCATATGAAGCCTGAAATTCAAAACAGGCTTTCGCGTACGAAGGATCGTATTCGAAGTATGACTGGATAACGGGTGAAGCACGTGCTGTAACGGTCCACGGGAGAAGAGACTTACGGTTTAAAGACGTATCAGAAAATGATACGCCTCGCGTGACGCCATTGGAATGGCGGCAAGCGTCGAATACCTCTTCAGTAGTTATGTCGGCTAGAACCCATCGTACAAGATGACGGGCTCTACGAAGAATGTAACCAGTGATCGAAGAGTCATCAATTCCGGCTCGGTTTGAAACGAACAGAGAATTGACAGACCTAAGATCACTATTACGCGCAACAAAAGAAGCCAAAGCTGCATTGTGCAGCTCCGACTCCTGCGACGCGTCTTCGACCTTTTTAAGGGTGTTAACATTTTGATACTCCCGGAACCAAGCAGTATGCTCAGGGGACACTACACTGTAATTGTCCTTACTGAAGTCCTGCGTTAGAGCTGCGGCCAACTTGGTCGAGCAAGCCACAGGGTTAAAGAACTTTTTAGATACCTTCATATGCCACACCTCGATCACTATCTTCGAAGCGCGAGAATCTCTTCAGATCCTCGTAGACATAATCCCTAGGGATTATGAAATCAGCTACATTACCATTGCAAGACCACCACATTAAAATGGTGATCTTACGCACGGAGAGGTAAGTGATTGAGTCACTATCCATCCCAGCCAATTTCGCAAGATGATTAGAAACATCATCAAACACTCGCATAAAGGTCAGGAAGACCTTATGTTCGTGTAGCGTGTAAAATCCTTCACCTTTTGAGTGGAAGATCTCAAGCGCCTTACGATAAGCAGGACGGGTTGACTCCAACAGCGACAAAGCAAAGTGAATCGTTGTGGGGCAGGGGGTATGACATTTTTTCATGGGATAAATCCTAGTAGAAAGTGTGAAAAGTTTTTACCACGGAATCAAGATTTAGAACCTTGCTTCCAGAGGCCGTCGAAGTCCGCATCGTTGTAGATGTTTACACCGAGCGAACGTAACGACGTGATCTGCGCATCCGTTGTTTCTGGATGAACGATCATCTCGTTTATAACCTGGTTATTGAAGTACGACCCATCCGCAAGGACGATCGGCACGACAGTAGCCACGCGACGTTTATTAGGCGTCGCGCCACCTGGGTAACCGCTATTAACGGAACTTTCAGTAGTCGTTACATTAAGAGTAGTGCGAACAGCGTAAGCTGCAGCATCCTCAACGAGAAGTTTCACACCACTGCGATCACCACCTAGCGAGCTAAGTGTTCTTGCAGTGCCGCCCGTAGGCGAAAATGTCGCTCCAACAGGCATGGAGCCTCCAATTAAAGACATATATGTCTCCTTAGTTGTGAGCTAACGCGATAGATTCTTCAATATGAGAGAACCTAGGTCAGCTATTTTAGTTGCACCGTCAACGATGCCCGCGGGTAAGACCGTAGGGACAACATTTAAGATGGATGGCGTCCACACACTGCGTGTATACTGGTCCGTTAGGTCAGTACGCACGTCAGGTATGATGGTTACGTTCCAAGAGGCATGTGTCTGTGACTTCACAGAACGCTTCGACTCAGTGATAGTACGAGTCGATACTGTGCCCCCTAGTATCTCTATGTTCGGATCAAGGAGATTGGTGAGACCTCTTACGGCTCCACCGATATCAATAATACGATCAATCATGAACGAGTAAGGGAATAAATCCCACACGAGCTCAGGAAGATCCTTGTTCCGAAGACCATACTTAGTACGCCAATCATCCAAAGGGGTGATATGGCGATACTGCACAACAGCTCTCACTATCCGATCAACCTGTACAGATCTTGCATAGGTATAACCGGACCCCAAGTAGTCGCCGCTTCCTTTTTTAGAGGAAATGACAGCACCGTGGGACGTGGAGAACTTGCTGTGAAAACGCCCTGGATCGCTTAACGAAGAAACAACGTTAGCGGCCGTGCGTACCAACGGCTGGAATGCGAATTGATATTCCAACCATACATTCGCGAAGTGCTGTTTGTATGATTGTTGTCTCTTTCCGTACCGATACGGCGCTGCACCGTGTTTTAGATCCCTCTTAAACTTTTTTGATAAGTCGTAGATGGATTTGAAGGGTCTCCTAAGAAAGGAGATTGCCTCACGGACAGTAGCTATATCTTCAGCCATAGCGTATGGTGCCTTGTCTATCGCACTAAGAGCCTTAATCTGTGCCTGTCGAACCTCATCCCCAATGGGGGTCAAGGTGAGTGTTAAACTCGGACAAGCCCAGTAGGCGAGCCAAAATCCAGTGATGGATCCTGACCCAGAGACGACGTTAGTTTTGGAAGGGTCTGCTTTATAACTCCCAAAATACGAGCCTCCGCCTGTGTAATGAACAGTGGTCTTTGAACGACTACACGCATTATTAATAACGGCGCCACCCTTCAGTTTCTCACGAAAGTTCTCAGTAACCACATCAGTCATAGAATCATTCACTTGAGACAGCCTCACCGTTACCGGTGCAAGCTGCGACGAGAGAGTATGATTCCTAACATGAGTGTGAGTACCGGAATATCCGTAAGTCACTTGGGAGCGGGTTCGGTTTACCATGGTGTAGTCCAAAGAGATAAAAGTAGCAAGCTTAACATCCGGGTCGCTTTTACCGGAGTAGAGAGAGAACATTAGTTCTCACGGAGCCCC